GTCGATGCAGACCTGGGAGCTGGCCCCGACGTTGCCCTGGAAGTACCGGGCACAGTCCAAGGCGCCGTTCGGGCCGGTGAAGCCCTCCATGGTGTGCACCACCAGCAGCCGCTTGGTGCCGCCCGAGGAGTAGCTGCCGCTCGGGGTCCAGACCCTAGTCAGTGCCATAGCGCCCGTCCTTCCGCCAGCCCCTCGGCCGGGGGCCGGGCTTGGTCCAGCCCCACGGCTCGCCCTGGACCTCGACCGGGGGCTCGGGGAACGGGTCGGCGTCCTCCAGCTCGACCTCCCCGGCCACCAGCTCGTCGTCGGTGTACTGGCCGCCCGCCCTGATCAGGCGGCGGCGTCGGTGCTGCGGCATGGATGGAACCTCCCTAGCTCGCTATGCAGCCAGCGGAGGCCGCTGGGAAGCGGCCCCCGATGTTGAATGTCGTCTGCACCAGGGACGTCGGCAGGTAGTTGCAGTTCAGGTCCCCGGCCGTGGTGACGCGGACCTTGGGGGTGGCCGCGCCGTCCGCGATGTCCCTGATCGTCCAGCTCTGCTCCGATGTGCTCGGGCGGCAGTTGGCCTGCCCGATGTTGCCCCACACCGTCGAGTTGTAGTTGCCCGTGGTCGGCGGCGAGCGGACGAAGCCGACGACCTCGACCATGCCGTCCGCGCAGAGCCGGTACTGCGGCGGCGTCCACGGCGACCCCGGGTAGAGGAAACTGGCCGACAGCGGGCGCAGGTCGTGCCAGGTGTCGACCGTGGCCGGGCCAGCCGGACCCGTGGGGCCGGTCGGCCCCTGGATCCCCTGGATGCCCTGCGGCCCCTGGATGCCCTGCGGCCCCTGCGCCCCGTCCGCGCCAGCCGGGCCGGGGTCGCCCTTGGGGCCGACCGGACCCACCGGCCCCGGGATGGCTCCCCCGGTCGAGAAGTTCTGGGCCACCGGGCGCAGGGTGAACTGGGCCGAGCTGCTCGCGTTGGCCGGCACGTCGATCTGGGCCAGCACGCACCCGCGGGAGCCGCCCTGCCCGGTCGGCACGATCGACATCTGCCACAGCGCGGCGTCGGGGTCCGCGATGTCCACCCGCAGGTCGTCGGTGCGCGCCGCCGCGCCGCCTGGCGACTCGGCGATGGCCAGCGCGATCGGGGACGTGCAGACCTGGCACGTCCCGTCCGGAGCCCCGGCCACGCACAGCCAGTTGACGTCGACCGTGACGGTCAGGCCCGAGCCCGGGGCCAGCGACACGGGCTTGACCACGCCGGTACGGCCACCGGCCAGCGCGGTGATCACCTGCCGGTCGTCCCACCCGTTGTAACGGCCCTGCTGGCCCCACTGGGCCAGCCCGGTCGGCGTGGTCATGTCAGCTCCCCAAGTCCTCGACGGTCAGGGTCTGGAGATCGCCGTAGGAGCTGGGCGCGCCCACCCGGTAGCTGCCGCTCGCGCCCTGGATCCACATCCGGCCGACGTAGGTCCGGCTGGCCGCGGCCGACCCGATCGGGTAGCGGTAGACCCAGTCCACGTCTGCGAAGACGGCCTTGCCGACGACGTTGAAATACAGGTTCGATGCGCGCATCAAGGTGGCCGTCGACTCGGCCGCGCCCGCCGCCTTCCACCCGACGCCGAGGCGGGCGTCGAGCACCGAGCCCGACACGATGTAGGGCGAGATGGCGGTGAACCGGATCCGGTACCACTGGCCGGGCTGGGCCAGCGCGGTGGCCGAGCAGATCGACACGGCAGCGGCCCACGAGGTCGCGGTGCGGGTGTTGGTGTCGTTCTGGAAGTCCGACGCCATCAGGCGGCGCTCCAGCGAGGCGTCGGCCGGGGCGATGGTGAACTGGCTGGCCGTGGTCGCGTTGGCCGGGACGGTCAGCGTGGCCAGCGCCAGCCCCGAGCGCCCGGCCGCTGCCGTGGCGTTGATCACGGTCAGGCTCCAGGTGCCGCTGTCGGGCTGCACGTCGCACCAGATGTAGTCGGTGCGGCTGCCCGAGGCCGGGCCGACCAGCCCGGTCACGTTCTGGTCGGTCGAGCTGCCCACCACGGCGCTCGTGCCGTCCCCGCACGAGACGACCCCGAGCCACCCGCCCTTGACGGTCATCGTCAGGCCCGAGCCCACCGTGACCGTGACCGGCCAGGTCAGCCCGGTGCGGTTGCGGGTCACCGCGGCGATCACCCGCCGGTCGTCTATGCCGTCGTAGGCCCCGGCCTGGCCCCACATCAGCTTCCCGCTTGGTGTCGTCATGTCGCCTCCTAGACCAGCGCCATCGCGCCGCCGTGGAACTGGCCGGCCGTCATCCGGTCGATCCGGTTGATCCGCTGGGTCACGGTCTCGCGGTGCCGGGTGGGCGGCCGGGTGGTCTGCATCGTCCAGGCCGCCGTCGACGCGGCGGCGTCCACGTCGACCTGCGTGAGCCATGCGGGGATCACCAGGCCGTCCGGGTAGAGCGGCGTGGTGGCGGTGATCGTCACGTCGTCGCCCGGCCCGTAGCTGGTGACCTCGGGGAAGTCGGTCGGCACGGTGGCGGTCAGCGTCAGCACGGCGGTCTGGTAGCTGGTCGAGTTGGCCGACGCCCGCTCGGCCAGCGTCGAGGCCAGCACCACGCCCGGGAAGTCATCCACGTAGTCCAGGCGCGGGAGCCCGGCCTGCGCGTTGTCGACCACCTTGACCGGCCTGGCCGCCCCCGCTGCCGCGTTGTAGGGCAGGTCCCCGACAGCGAACGTATGCGTCCGGAGCAGGTCTGAGTCCCACTGAGCCTGATAGGTCAGCAGGTTGCCGGGGATCCTGGCGGCGAGCTGCGCGGCGGCCGACCCGACGCGGGCGAACGCGATCCGCAGCGTGCAGACGGGGCTCCCCGCGGCCATCGAGTATTCCGCGCGGAACTCTGGCCCGCCCGCCACCTGGGAGAGCTGCCCGAGCAGGTCGGCCCGGTTGTTGACCAGGTAGTCGTACTGGCGGTCGCGCAGGAACGCGCCCCCGGGGTTCTGGGCCACCACCACCACGCCGACGTCGGCGGCCGGGGCGGCGATGTCGGCCGCGATGCTGACCTGCTCGACCTGCGTATAGGTCTTGGACGGGAACACGTCCCACGCCCGCTTGACCAGGTAGCCGGGCAGCTCGGTCAGCGTCAGCACCACGGCGGCCTGCCCGGTCTCGGTCAGCCCGGACGGGATGCCGCAGAAGTACGGCACGCCGTCGAACATGGCCCACAGCCGCCAGCCCCACAGCTTGGTGACGATCGCGGGGTCGAGCCCGCACGGCAGCACGAGGGTGACCTGCCCGGTGCCGAACCCCGACAGCTTGGTCGAGCACTGGAATGCGGCCACGTCGACCGGGCCGAGCGGGGCGAACGGGCTGACGATCTGGTCGGCCCAGAACGTCCACCGGCCCGGCAGCGGCACCACCGGCCGCGGCAGGGTCGTGCTCTGCATCACACCCACGCCGACCTCCAGGCCAGCTGCACGTACCCGGCGCCGCTCTGGCTGGTCGCGTACAGGTGCCACATCGTGCTCGTCTGCGGCGCGATGACCAGCGGCCTGGATCCGGCCTGGATGTAGGACGCCCGGGACAGGCTGCCGCCCGCCACCGCCGAGAGGGTGTCGGACTCCACGAGCACCTGCTCGCCGGGCTGGAGCGCGGCGAGGTTGATCTGCCCGGACTGGTCGTCGTCGGTCACCTGCGAGCCCGCCCCGAGGTCGCCGGTGTAGAGCAGGAACACCGGGGTCGGCCAGTTCCCGTCGTTGGCCACGTAGGCGTCGCTGGCGATGTCGGGGCTGCCGTACGCCCACGGGTACGGGTTGCCGCGCTGGTAGAGGCGGCCGGTGGCGGCCCCGCCGCCAGGCGCGAGCTGCTCGGTCTGCCAGGTGGCGTCGTACAGCGCCGGGTCGGCCGCGGTCAGGGCGAGCTGGTAGCGGAACGCGAACCGGCCGAGCGGGACGATCTTGAAGGCGTCGGAGTCACCGCGCACGCTGGCGGTCAGCGTCACGGGGTCGGCGTCCAGGTCGGACTGCCGGGTGATCGACAGGTCGGCGGGGAGCCGGGCGGCGGCCTTGGCCGCCATCATGTCGCGGAAGGCCAGCAGCAGGTCGCGGATCCCGATGGCCACGCCGGTCAAGGTGACCACCCGCGCCCCGAGGGTCTTAGGCCCCCACCCCGAGCCGTCCGCGACGGCCCGGTTGACGTCGTGGCCGTCGAGCGGCGGGGAGTCCAGCCACCCGGTCACGTCCTCGATCACCGTGCTCAGCCCGGTGTCCATGTCGCCCGTGTTGAGCGGCACGTCGTCCAGGTAGACCGGCACGAGGTTGCCCGGCCCGGCCCCGAACTGCACCGGGCCGTAGATCCAGTCGTAGAGCTTGTCATAGCCCCTGGTCGCGGACGGCGGCACCGGGGGCGGGGCGGTCAGGAACGGCTGCGCTCTCATGCCGGGTAACCTCCTGCCGCTGCCCACGCCAGCTCGCGGCTCACCATGGCGGCCAGGGCGCGCTCGTCCATGCCCGCGCTCGGGTGCACGTGGATGACCGGCCCGGCCCCCCGGCCGAGCCCGGCCAGCGAGCTGCCGCCGGTCAGCGGGCTGACCAGCTCGGGGCCGGCCTCCCCGATGTGGTAGATGTCGCCCGAGGACTGGCCGAACCCGATCACGTGCTCCCCGATCACCCCGCCCATGGCGTAGCCGTGGCCGTGGCCCCACACGGCGGCCAGGTTCCGGCCGTAGCGGCTGATCGCGTAGGCCACGGCGGCGTAGATGTTGGCGAGCGGATCCCAGATCCCCCGGCCCCGGAACGGCCCGGAGTAGGCGGCGAACGTGGGGTCTATGACCTGCATGAGGCCCTTCGATGGAACACCGTTTCGAGCGTTTATATCCCAGTTGTTCTGGGCTCGAACGTTTCCTCCAGATTCCGTCTGCATCTGCGCCAACAGCGACCCGACGAACTGCGGCAGGCCGAACATGTTGAGCACCTGGAGCGCGAGCCCCCGCCACTGGTCGACGCCCGCCGTGGCCCGGCCGGGGTCGGACCCGCCGCTGCCGCCGAACAGGTGCCCGAACAGGCCGCTGATCTTGCCCATCACGCCCTGGAGCCAGCCCGGCAGCTTCAGGCCCTTGCCCGGGTGCCGCTTGATCGTGTACCCGGACCCGACCGGCTGCGGGCCGGTGCCGGTGGCCGTCGACCGGGCGGCGAACCCCCGGCCCGGCCCGGTCACGACCCCGACGTGCGTGTCGGAGGCGAACACGTCGTTCATCTGCATCGCGCTGTACGGCACGGTGCCCATCTGGGAGAACAGCCGCCACATCGAGGCCACGGGGCCGTGCTGCGCGCTCGGCGCGTGGAACCCGCCCGGGATCCCGAGCCCGAGCATCCCGTGCAGCATGTTGACGAAGCTGCTGCAATCGAAGCCGGTCGTCGGGTTCGACCCGCCGCCCCACACGTAGCGGTGCCCGTTGTACTTGGCCGCGGTCGCGGCCAGCGCCCCGGCGTTGCCGCCCCCGCCGAACAGCCCCATGATCGCGTTGATGGCCTTGCCCGGCAGCGACGCGATGCCGACCAGGCCGTGGCCGATCATGGCGGCCAGCGCGCCCGGGAAGGTGCCGAACACTGACTGCACCAGGTTGCCGACGCCGTGGATCCCGGGCACGATGCCCAGGAACAGGCCCTTGATCAGGTTCCCGCCGATGGCCTGCATCACGGTCGAGGGCGAGTGGATCCCGAAGAAGGTCTTGACCGCGTTGACGATCGGGTCGACGATCGACTTCTTGACCCACCCCGCGATGCCCGACACCGCGCTGGTGATCCCGGCCTTGAGCCCGCCGATGATGGAGCCGCCCGCGTTGGTCGCGTCGCGGACCATGCCGTTCCAGGCGTTGCGCACGTTGGTGGCGATCTGCCCGAAATTCAGGCTGAACAGGGCCTTGATCCCGCCCAGCGCCCCGGTCACGATGGTCGACAGCAGTTGCAGAGCGCCCTTGCCGATCGCGGTCATGGCGGCCCAGAATGACCGCCAGCTCCCGGTGATCCCGTTGATCCAGTTCGACCACGCGACGTGCAGCGTGTTGAGGAATACGGCCTGGAGCTGGATCAGCAGCCCGTACGCCTGCTTGGCCACGTTCAGCACGAACTGGAAGCCAGCGGCGAACGCGGCCTTGACCTCGGCCCAGTGCCGGACGATCACGATGATGATGGCGGGCAGCCCGCCGACCGCGATGATCAGCAGCCCGACCAGCATCATGGCCCAGTACCGGCGCACGAAATCGCAGACCGTCACGACCACGGTTCGGATCACGTTGAACGTGCCGACGATCACGCTGGCCAGGGTCGACAGCACCGGCATGACCACCGACAGGACCGCCCGCCAGGCCCCGATGACGATGTCGCGGAAGGTGGCCGAGCGGGTCCAGGCCAGGTACAGCGCGGCGCCGAGGGCGGCCAGGGCGACGACCACCAGCCCGATCGGGTTGGCGTCCAGGGCGGCGTTCAGCAGCCACTGGGCGGCGGTCCACGCGATCGTGGCCACCCGGACGATCCCGGTCCAGAGGGCCAGCGCGGCGAGCTGCACGCGCAGCACGAGCAGCTCGGCGTTGTAGGTGATGGTCGCGGCGAGCTGGCGGGCCTGCACGATGACGTTGAACGCGGCCACGGCGTTGTAGATCCGCACGGCGACGGTCAAGGCGTACCACGCGCCGGCCACGGCCATGATCTCGGGGGCGAACCGGGCCAGCACGTCGGTCAGCCAGGTGATGACCGGCAGCAGGGCGATGATCACCGCCAGCGCGGCCTCCAGCACCCGGACCAGCGGGGGCACCAGGGGGATCAGCGCCCGGAGCCCGGCCGCGAGCAGCACGGCCAGGGACTGGCCGAGCTGGCCGATGATCGGGGTCAGCTCGGCCAGCACCGGGGCCAGCCCGGCGGTCAGCACCCCGGCGAGCTGGGACAGCGCGGCACGGGCCTGCGGGCTGGTCAGCGCCAGGGTGGCCAGCCCGGTGACCACCACGCCGAGCGGCCCGCCGATGCCGCCGAGCACCTTACCGATCACCGGCAGGTCGCCGAGCAGGTTCTTGCCCGCGAAGGTGGCTGCTGCCGCGCCGATGGAGGCGAACGCCGGGGCGAACCGGGCGATGGTGTCGATGACCGGCTTGACCTTGGCCGGGTCCAGGGTGGTCAGCAGCTTGGTGGCCAGGTTGATCACGTGCGTGACCGGCGACACCAGCGCGGCGGCCGACGTGCCTACCTGGTCGAAGATCGGCGCGAGCCGCCCGCCTGGCGCGATGGCGGCGTCGAGGGCCTTCCCGAACTTGTACGCGGCGATGATGACCGGGCCGAACGCCTTGAGCAGCCCCTGGCCGACCGATACCTGGATGTCGTTGATCAGCCGGGGGAAGCTGCGCAGCACCTTGCCCGGCTCCTCCATCGCGGCGGCGTAGGCACCCGCGACGGTCTGCCCTTGGGCCAGGACGGCGTTCAGGACGGCGGTTTGCTTCTCCTGGGCGGTCAGCGCGACGACGCTCTTGCCCCGGGCCTTGGCGAACGCCTGCTCGGCGGTCGAGGCCATGACGTTGACCCCGGCGTTGCGCAAGACCTCGGTGTTCTGGGTGACGATGCCGTGGATCAAGTCGTCGAGGACCTGCGTGGAGTTCTTGCCCGAGATGACCGCCGCGTCCTGGGCGACCCGCGCCAGCGTGGTCGCCTTGGACAGCTGCATGTGCCCCTTGGTGAACTCCGCGACGGTCTTCTGGGCGACCCCGGCCTCGATGCCCTGCCTGCGGATCGCGGACACCTGCTGCTGCATCGCGGCGTAGGAGACGTTGTTGGACTTGGCCAGCGCCTTCAGGGCGGCGTCCATCTCCCCGACGCGGGCTGCCGCCTTGAAGGCCTGGACCCCGAACGCGGTGGCGGCGATGGCGGCCGAGCCCAGGCCGGTGGCCACCCCGCGGCCGATGCCGCCCGCGGCCCGGCCCAGGCCGCGGGTGATCTGGTCGCTCAGCGTCCGGGCGGCCTTGTCGCCCGCGGTCTTGGCGGCCTGGTCGACCTGCTGCGTCAGCGGCTTGGTGTCGCCCGTGACGCGGACCAGCAGCCCGCCGTAGCTGTAAGACGCCATCGGTCACCACCACGCCGGGCATCGCGGCCAGCGCCCCGGCCGCCGCTGCCCACGAGCTGGCCTTGGCGTCGGCCCGCTCGAGTTCGGGGCGCGGGGCCTGCCGGGGGCGGGCTCGCCCTGGCGGGCGCTCGACCGGGCGCGGCTTGGCCGTGCCCTTGGCCCCGTTGGCGCGCAGCGTCACGTACGTCAGGTAGGCCAGGTGGTCGACCACGGCGGCGAGCAGCTCGGCCTCCACCGACCAGTCCTCACCGGGCCTGCGGGCCGAGGGCGGCAGCCGTTCCAGCAGCACGTGAACCCGGCGCGTCGAGACGGCCGGGTCGAGCACGTCAACGCCGTAGGCCGCCAGCATCGCGGCCTCTACTTCCGGGTCGAAACGGGCCGCGCAGGCTGCGATGAGTTTGGGAGGCTGCCGAGCCCGGACACGCTGGCCACCTTGTCGAACAGCGTCTCCAGCTCGCCCACGGACAGCCCGGCGTCCATCAGCGCCTGGTAGTCCTCGGGGCCGAGCAGCTCGGTCAGCGCGCTGGCCATGTCGCCGTCGCGCAGCGCCGACAGCACCCGGGCCGGCCAGCGCTTCATGGCCGGGACGGTGTAGGTCGAGCCCTTGTAAGCGAACGCGAAAGGTTCTAGGTCGGCCTCGCTTGCGGCGGCCTCGGCCGCGGCCTCTAGATCCCACTGCCCGTTCGCCTTGTTCCCGGTCACACGCTCGGGCCGAGCATGACGTGCGCGATCACCCCGGCGTCGTCCAGCGCCGACAGGGTGCACTCCAGCGGCACGGCCTCGCCGCGCTTGATGGCCATGTCGCCCGCGTCGGACAGCGACGCCCGGGTGAATCCGATCCGCAGGGCGTTGGTCCCGTCCACGGTGTCGACGGCCAGGGCGTGGAGCTGCTGCGGCTGGTCCGACCGGACCTGCATGTCGATCAGCCCGGCCGTGGGGGTCGGCACGGGCACGTCGAAGTACATCGCCAGCGTCTGCTCGTTGAGCTGCCACAACGTGAACTTGAGGGTGATCTGCCGCTTGGTGATCACGGTCCTGATCGGGACCATCGACTGCCACGGGACGATCTCGTTGCTGTCGGCGCTCTGCCCGATCGTGGGGCCGTCGTCGGAGATGTAGCCGAGGATCGACCAGGGCGTGGCGAACGCGGTCTTGCAGTCGGCGGGCAGCGGGGTGCCAGCCGGGGCGACCCAGAGGCCCGGCCCGTTGTTCTGGCCGGTCTGGACCTGGGCGGGGTCCATGGCGAAGGTGCCTACCAGCAGGCCGGGGGCGGGCGGGGCGGCGGGCGGGGCTTCGGCGGTTGCTGATGCCATAGTCAGGCTCCTCGGGATGCCGCCTTGCGGCGGGGGGGACTGGCCGCGGGCGCGGCCTGGATGGCCCCGGTGCGGGGCGGGTGAACCCGGATCTCGTACCGGGCCGTATAGCGGGGGTGGCCGTCCGGGTCGGGCAGCCAGAACGGCCCCTCGGTGGCCTGCGCGTAGCAGACCACCCCGTCGGGCCAGGGGGTCACGGCGAGCGCCAGCATGGCGCGGCGGACCTGCTCGGCCAGGTCGCGGGCGGCCTGCTTGCGGGCGGCGCGGGCGTCGACCTGGATGTGGTGGGCGTACAGCCACCCGGGCGCGCCGAGCTGCTCGGCGGCGTAGGCGAACGAGGTCACCCCGGCCAGGCCGCCGATGTGCGACCAGACCCACGCCTCCAGGTCGGGCTGCGCGATCATGTCCGGGGTCGTCATCGGGCCTGCGCCCTTGCCTTGGCCAGCGCCCGGCCGAGCGGGGCCTGCGGGTGGTCGTAGCGGGTGCCGTACTCCACGAACCGGGCGTACGGCGTCGGGTTGGTCACCAGGCTGGTGGCGGGGTCCGCGCCCTGGACGACCTGGTAGCTGCCCGCCATCCGGCCGGTCTCGACGGGGGTGTTGGCTGCGGCCTCGGCGGCGAGCTGGTGGGCCAGGTCGCGGATCCCGGGCGCTGCCGCCAGGCGGGGCGCGTGCGGGTTCGTGACCGTGAACGTCGAGTCAGCCACCGGGCACCCCGGTCACGGTGGCGATCCAGCAGTCGATGCCGCCCCCGGTCGGGTCGACCACGAGCCGCACCTGCGACAGCGCCCACTGCGCGCCGCGCACCACGGCGACCTGCCCCTCGGCGGGGCTCGCGCCGACCGGCAGGAACAGCACGCCGGTCGGGCTGGTCGCGGGGTCGAACGGGCCGTGGCCGCCCCGGTCCTCGGCCCGGGGGTCGGACGGGAACGCGGTCATCTGGAGGTTGCCCGCCCCGGTCCAGGCCAGCGTGGCGGTGCCGGGGTCGGCCCACCCGTGGGCGTCATCGGTGGCCGCGGCGGCGTAGAGCTCCACCGTGTCGGGGGCCAGCAGCAGCAGCGCGGTCATGGCGGCGGGTTCACCGTCCACCAGCCCGGGGGCGGGTCGCTGAACCCGGCCAGCGCGAGTGACCGGGCCGGGTACAGCGGCGGGTCGCCGGTCTGCATCGGGACGCCGATGACCTCGCCCGTGGTGAACGACCGATGCCACGCGGCCCGCTGGAGCGCCAGCCCGTACTCCCCGGTCGGGCTGGCCGGGGAGTAGCTGACGCTCTGGGCTCCGGTGGCCACCTGCGAAACCTGCGCGCTCGGCGGCAGGGTCGCGGCGTAGGCCTCCCACTGGAGCGCCGCGCACAGGTGCGGGTCGTCGTTCCAGCAGGCGTTAGCGATGGCGGTCGCCTGGTCAAGCGGCAGCCCGCCAGCCGTGGGCGGGTCCAGCGGCGGCGCCCACGACTCCCACGGGATGACCGGGGTCGGCGGGGTGGTCATCGGCCTACTTGCGGGCCTTGGCGGCGGTCTCGGGCTCGGCCTCGGCCTCGGCGGCGGTCGGGGTGACCTTGGCGACGAGCGCGGCCTTGGCGAACGCCTTGGCGCCGCCCGGCACCCGGTGCGTGACCGGGCTGAGGATGACCGCGCCGAACCTGGCCCAGACCTTGAGCGGAGTCGTGTTGTCCTGGAATCCGCTGATCAGGACCTTGCCGGTCGCGTCCGCGATGACCGCGCTCGGGTCCATCGCGTAGCGGATGTCCTGCCGCACGCCGACCAGCAGCGCCCGCCAGTCGCCCGTGAAGAAGTCGGCGTTGGTGCCGCCCGTGGTCGTGAACGAGCTGTAGCTGATCGGCACGCCGTACATCGTCGGGATCACGGCGTCCCCGGCCTGCATCGTGCCGAGCAGCAGCTCGTTGGTGGTGGCGCGGACGCCTCGAAGAGCCGACTTCACGGTCAGGTCGGCGGCGTGGCCGGTGACGTTGAGGCCCTGGCCCTCGACCTGCCCCATCGCCTTGTTGATCGTGTCCACCTGGTCGAGCGACGAGGCGGCGACGGCCTGCGCGGCGGCGTTGACCCCGCCGACCGGGAAGGTGGCCGGGGCGTTGGTGCCCCACAGCACGGCCGAGTCCAGCGCGATGGCGATGGCCTCCGCGATGCGCGGCCGGACCCAGTTCTAGAGGTTGATGCTGGAGTCCTCTAGGTACTGGTCGGGGATCGCGGTGACGGCGGCGACCTCCTCGGCCGTCAGGGTCTTGGTGGTCAGCCCGATGTCGGTCCAGGCCTTGCGGCCACCGGCCCCGGTCACCCAGGAGGCGGTCGGCAGGGTCGACGGCACGGGCATCTGGCTGATCTTGGTGCCCATCGGGACGAGCTGGGCGAGCTGTAGGACCGAGGACGCCGCGACGGCCTCCTCGATGATCTGCGTGCTGAACTCAGGCGGGATGACGCCCGAGAAGTCGAGCGGGGGGGCCATAGGGTGCTCCAGCGTGACGGCGGAATGATCACGCCGCTTACGCGCCACCCGGCCCGCGCCGCATCACGCCGCACGCTGACCGGGCCTTGGCATCACGCCTCGTGAAGCGCCCCGGATTCGGCTACCGGCTGCCCGCCGCGTCACGCTGCACGGGCATCGGAGCCCAGTCTGCCCCTCGATGTCTCGCGTCGTCTAGTTCTGTCAACCGCTGTCAACCAGGCGCGTGATTATGGAGTGCGACCTGCCAGTCGCCTGGCGGGGAATAGGCCTGGGCGGCTCTGTAGTCGCCGTGGGGACTCCGACCCCCCTCTTAGGTGTCATTACCCCTGGACGGAAAGTTAGGGATTTCGCCAGGTCAGCGGGGTCTTTTAGAACACGCCTGGAGCGCGGCTGATATGCCCGGAATTGCGCGCAGATTGCGCGTGCCCGGCCTGCGGCGACCTCGGCGGTGCCGGGGAGCGGGGTTCCCGGCACGGCGGCGCGGGTCCGGGCACGCGGTTGCGGCTACCCTACCGGACGACCCACCCGGGGAGCCGGTCAAGCCACCAGCACAGCCGGGAGCAGTAGCGCGAGCCCGGCCGGGCCGGGCGGTGGTGACAGAACGAGCAGCGCCGGGCGTCGTCGTTCAGCGGGTCCGCCGCACTTGCCGGAGCCAGTCGGTCTCCCCGTTGGGCGCGGGCTGGCGCGGGCCGGCCGGGATGTGGCCGCCCGGGGGCGGCTCGGGCGGGACGGCGGCGAGCTGCGCGACGAGGGCGTCGATGGCCTTGGTGTCGGCCTGGCCGTCCTTGACGAGCTTGGCCAGGTCGAGCACGCCGAGGGCGGCGTCGACGTTGGCGATCTTCCCGGTAGCCCGGGCGCGGAACTCGGCGGCGACCACCCGCAGGGTCGCGGCGGCCTCGGCCTCGGCCTTGCCCTCGGCGCGGGCCTGGGCGATGGCCCGCTCGGCGTCGGACATGGTGGTCTGCTTGAGCGCGGTCAGCTCGGCCTCGATGCGTCGGCGGTCGGCCCGCTCGGCGTCGAGCGATGCGGTCAGCCGGGCGATGTCCTCGGCGGTGGGCGGCGGCTGTGGCGGTCCTGGCGGGCCTGCCGGGGCCGGGGGTGTGGGTGTGGGGGGCGCGGGCGGTGCGGGCGCTGGCGGCGGCTGTGGAGCCGGTGGCGGGGGTGCTGGCGGGGCGGGCGGTGTGGTCATCTGGTCCTCTCACGGACTACGGGGCGGGCTGAGGCTCGGGGGGCGGGACCGGGCTCGGAACGGGCGGCGCGGGGGCCGGGGGCGGGGTGACCTCCTGGCCCGGGTCGGCGGCGATCATCTCCTGCCACGCCTGGATCTCGGCCGGGCTCGCGCCCCACTTGGCCCAGAGCACTTCGCGGGGGACGCCGAGCGTGGCCATCTTGACCAGCGCGTCGACCCGCTGCCCCTCCGACCGGGTCTCCATGTCGGCCCAGACCGTCTCGGCCTCGACGTTGGCCGCGGCCGGGCTGCCGACGATGCCGAGCGCCAGCCGCATGGCCTCCTCGTAGGCCTCCCCGATGTGGACCGACCGGCGGCGGGTCTTGGCGACCAAGCCGACCTCGGCGGCCTTGATCGCGTCGGCGGCCAGGTTGATCATCTTGCCCATCAGGTAATGGGCGGGCGTCTGCGTCATCGCGGCCAGGTGGACCACGTCCTGCTCGATCGCGGACAGGTAGCCGGTCAGCAGCGCCTCGGGGAAGCTGCCGAACCGGGCGTCGGGATTCTCGCTCGCCAGCAAACGGTTCGCGCCGATGTCGAACGGGCGCACGGCGACCACGGTGTCGGTGCCGTCCGTGGCGTTGTGGACGACCTGCCGGGCGATCTTCACGCCACTCGCCCAGACCTGCCTGAACGCCCCGTAGTCGGCGCTGACCATCAGGTTGAACGTCGACGTGTTGAGCCGGTCGAGCACCGGGATCACGCCCTCGAATTCGCACCGGGGCGGGCCGAGGGTGCGGGGCTGCGGCACGACCTCGACCATCGACACCGCGCCCACCGGGTTGGGGTCGACCTGCGGGCTGTCGCCTGAGTCGGGCCACCACGTCACGATCTCCTCGGGCGTGACCAGCACTTCGACCACCGAGCCCGCGGTGAGCTGCCCCTGGTTGATCAGCGCCCAGTCGTTCAGCGCGTAGTCGGTGGCCGCGCCGTAGCGCTTGTACCCGGCCACCCGCCTGCGCCTGCTGCCGGGGTCGTAGAGCACCGTGGCCTGATAGGGCGACTCGGGGGTGATCGACACCCCGGCCGGGTTGGTGTCGTCAGGCTGCACGAGCAGGTACGACGAGCCCATCGTCAGGGCGTCGGTCTGCACCAGCTCGCTGTCGGCGTCCAGGCAGTTGGCCTGCCAGATCGTCCAGGCCAGCTCGTTGTCGGCCTCGGAGCCGAACCGGAACCCGGTCACCTGGAGCCGCTCGGCCACGGCGTTGACGATCAGCTCGGCCCAGTTGCACCCGGACTCGGCCAGGAACGTGCGGAAGGTCTGCCGCTCCTCGGTGTCGAGCAGGGCGATGATCCCGGCTTCGTTCTCCGCGTAGGCGGCGAACCCGGCCACCCGGGCGCTCTGGATCGACAGCTTGAGCGCGGCGGCCTGCCGTAGCTGGTTGAGCTCGTCGGTGTCCACGGGGTGCCTCCCTACCATCCGGCCGCGAGATAGTCCGGCTCGGGCTCGACCAGGTGCCGGAAGGCCCGGTCGAGCGCCATGATCGCGGCGACCATCGAGTCGATCTTGTCAGCCGACCGCTGCTTGTCGGGCTTGACGTTGCCGTTCGGGTCGGTGCGGGTGACCAGGTTCCGGGCCTGCCACTGGGCGACGGGGTTCCCGCCGTGCCGGTAGCGGCCCGCGGCGATCAGGCGCAGCAGCTCCTTGGTCGGCCCGGACATCGAGGCGAATCCCTGGCCCATCTGGAGCAGCGGGAACCCCTCGTCCAGCAGCTCGGAGGACAGCTGGGTCGCGCCCCACCGGTCGAACGCGATCTCGCGCAGGTCGTACCGCTCGGCGTCGGCGCGCAGGTCGCGCTTGATGGCCTCGTAGTCGATCACGTTCCCCTCGGTCAGCGTGATCAGCCCCTCGGCCGCCCAGACCGAGGCCCGGCCGCCCGTGCGGCGGTCGAGCTGCCCGATCGAGGCCTCGGGGGCGTACACCCGCCAGAGCACGTCGTGGCTGTCGCCATCGGGGAAGTCCAGCGCGTAGCTGGCCAGGTCGATGGTGCTGGCCAGGTCCAGCCCGGCGTAGCAGGTGCGCCCGGCCAGGTCGTCCCGCCTGGCGGGGGCGCGGTCCCAGGTCAGCATGTCGATCGCCCGCCCGGCCTGCGCGGTCTGCTGGTTGAGCCGGTACTGCCGGAACGCCCTCTCCTCGACGGGGTTCTTCACGGCCTTGACGCACTCGCTGCGCAGGATGCGGGGATCCAGGTAGTCGCCCAGCGCGGGGTTCGCCATCTTCCACGTCGCCTCGGCGGTCCAGTCCGCGTCGCGGGGCGCGGCGTGCAGCACCACGAGCCGGGCGCGGTCCAGCTCGGGGTCTTCCAGCACCCGCTCGGACCAGGCGCGCTCGCTGGCAGCGAACCCCGAGGGGTCGTTGTCGGCGGTGGTGGCCAGCACGAGCAGCGGCTGGCTCCGGGTGCCGAACCCCGTCCGCAGCGCGTCGTACAGCTCGCGGTTGGGTTGGGCGAGCAATTCGTCGATGTAGGCGGCGTGCGGGCTCGGGCCGAGCGCCCCCATGGCGTCCCCGGCCGTCACGGCAAAGAAGCTCGCGGTCTGCTCGTCCCAGATCCGGCGCTTGCCGAGCGCCACGTCCAGGCGTTTGTCCAGCACGGGAGACAGGGTCACCATGCGGGCCGCAGCCGAGTACGCGAGCCCGGCCTGGTCCTTATCCAGCGCCAGGCCGTAGACCTCGGCGGCCTCCTCGCCGTCCGCGACCAGCATGTAGAGCATCAGCCCGGCGATCAGCTCGGTCTTGCCGTTTTTCCTGCCCGTGCTCAGGTACAGCTCGCGGTACCTGCGCAGGTACCGCTCCCAGGTCGGCTCCCACTGAACGGTCCCGAACAGCGGGACGATCAGCTCGGCCTCCTCCCACGCGGCGGGCAGGAACGCCTGCCGGGCGTAGTCGCCCTTGGTGTGGACGAGCAGCTCGCGGAAGAATGCCAGCGCGTGGTCGGCCCGTGGCCGGCATAGGTGCTCGCCCCGGCGCAGGCAGACCTCGCCGTCGAACGCCCTGCGGCACGGGGGGAACCGGCGCCGGTCACTGCCCGTCATGCGGACATGGTAGGCCCGGCTGGTCAGACGGCCCAGAGCCCGGATTGGAACCACCCTAACCGTGAACTCCGGGCCGCGACTCCAGAGTAGGACGGCTCCGCCGCATTACGGACTGTGAGGCAGGCGACACGTAAAACCGTTCCCTGGGACTCGCGGCGATGTTGATATTGAATTGCACGGCCACCCACCAGGGGGGGCCAGCAGCAGGCCCCACCAGGGGGCCGGATTGGAACCACCCAAATGAGCACCACCACCACCACCAGCAGCCAGCCGACCGAGGGCGCGACCGTGACCCCCATGCCCACCCGGGCGACGTGGAGCCAGCACGGCAAGCCGACCAAGGGCTTCAAGTTCTACGGCACCGAGGTCAAGACCCCGGCCACCAAGGGCCAGGCCGTGACCAAGGTCGAGGCCGACAGCAAGACGGTCGTTCTGAGCGGGCGGGGCGGCGAGCTGGCCAGCTTCGGGGTTGCGACCAAGTTCTGGGCCATCGTGCCCGAGGACGCGCCCCGGATGCCGGCCCCCGAGCCCAAGGCCCCCAAGACCCCGGCCGAGAAGCTGGCCCCCGTGGTCATCACGGCAGCCAAGGGCGGCGACACCACCGTGGCCCCCAAGAAGGGCGCAATCGCCAAGGCGATCAAGGCCAGCGGCAAGTCGATCATGGCCATCAGCCGCGAGCACGG